CAAATAGTGCCCTAAGTAACTCAACAATATCTGGAATTTCTCTTGGTAGTAATTTAAATTCTCTGAGTCTGGGAGTTTCAGGAACTGGATTGTCAGGTTCGGCAACTTATAATGGTTCTTCTGGACAAACATTTACGGTAACATCAAATGCTACCAGCTCTAACACTGGGTCTACGATTGTTTCTAGAGATAGTTCTGGAAACTTTAGTGCTGGTACAATTACAGCAACATCAGCAATATTCAGCGGTAATGTAAGTATTGGTGGAACTTTAACATACGAAGATGTAACAAATATTGATTCGGTAGGATTAGTTACGGCAAGAACAGGAGTTAGAATTACTAGTGGAGGTTTAATCGTAACTTCTGGAGTATCTACATTTACAAGTGATATAAAATTATCTGGTGCTGTTCGTGATAGAAATGATGGAACGGGAAGTTCTGGTCAAATTTTAGCGTCTACTGGTTCAAATACAGTTGAATGGATAAGTCAATCATCTGCTGCCGTAGGAGCAGCAACATCAGTAAGTATTACTTCCGAAAATACAGATGCATCTCGGAAGATAACATTTGTGGGGAACACTTCTGGAATTGATAATATTCGGGTTGATACTGATTTAACTTACAATCCTAGTAGCAATACGCTCTCTGCTGGCACATTTAGTGGATCTGGAGCATCATTATCTAGTTTAAATGCTTCCAATCTTTCTTCTGGAACAGTTGGTGTTGACAGACTTGGAACTAGTGGAACAAGAGATTCTACAACTTTCTTAAGAGGAGACAATACCTGGCAAGAAGTAAAACAAACATTTGATGTTGTTGCTAAAACAAACGCATATATTCTTGCAGCATCTGATGTTGGATCTATTATAAGTATAACTACAGGAGGAGTTACTGTTCCTTCTGGTACTTTTACGGCAGGAGATACTGTATTAATTTACAACAACTCCGCTTCTTCGCAAACAATCACACAAGGTGCTTCTACAACATTAAGACTTCCTGGAACTTCTGATACTGGCAATAGAACGCTACAGCAAAGAGGTTTGGCAACCGTTTTATGTGTAGCAAGTAACGAGTTTCTAATTACTGGTTCTGGATTATTGTAAAATATGACTGTAGCTGCTGGTCCTCATCTATTATCTTCTGAGTTGGTTTACCACATAACCAGCAATCAAGAAAATTTAAATTTACAAACACTATTTGGTTCTAGCAAGTATTCTGCTGGTATTAATAAAAGAATTATTATTGCTAGTGGAGTTACTATTGGTGCCACAACCACAGGAAATTATGCTTTAAACATTCCATCAGGATTTGGTGGAAGAATACTTTTGGTAAATCAAGGATCTATTCTAGGTGCTGGTGGTGCCGCAAATAGTGGTACTGGTGGAAATGCTATCAATGCTGGTGCTTCCAATATTTTCATTGATAATCGCGGCACTATCTCCTCTGGTGGTGGAGGTGGAGGACAAGGTGGTACCGGTGGTGCTGGGTATTATACTGTATCTGGAACTAATAATGTTTACAAAGGATATTCTGGTGTAAGATACAGTAGTGGACCATATTATCAATTATGCCAAAACGCTTGTGTTCAAGCTTTTGGTGATGGTTCTTATTGTTCTGTAGGGTGTTATTTAATACCAGGTCAAGGAGGTTGTGGATGTCCTTGTTGGACTATTGAAGCCGCAGGTAGAGGAGAGTGCAATTGTTGCTATAGAAACGAATCTTATAGTTATAATGTCTCAACCAGTGGTGGTGCCGGTGGTAGTGGTGGAAGAGGACAGGGGTATGATGGTGCTGCTGCTTCAGGAAGTGCTGGAGACGCAGGTGGCACCAATGCTGGTACTGGTGGAACTGGTGGAACTGGCGGTTCTTATGGAAATAGTGGTAACACAGGAAACACTGGTTCAAATGGTAACAGTGGATCTGGAGCAGGTGGATCTGGTGGTGGATTAGCAGGATTTTATATCGTTAATAATGGAAATGTAACATGGATTGCAAATGGCACAAGAAATGGTAGAATAGGATAAATATTTGCACCTTTATTAATAAGAAATGAAGTATACTATTAAAGAAGTACTTCCCGGACAAATTCGGGTTGAGTTTGAAGATAAGTCATGGGCAGTAGTTCCAATTCATCCACACGCAACAGCGGAAGAAGTTGATGATGCTGTTTCAAAATACGATAAAGATTTTTTGCCTGATCCAGAAACCTTGATAAATTCAAATATTTCTGTTGGTGAAGAAAGAAATTCCACAGTCTTGTCTATTCCTGAAACTTTTTCACAAACTGGACCTGTAGTTGAAAATGGAATTCCTCAAGAATCTTTTGGATCGGAACAAACTCCAGTACCAACCCCAAATAGAATAGAATTTGGTCTTGCAAATCCACTTGATATTTTAGTAGCGGCACAATATTATTCCGAAAATGGAGATAATAGACTTAAAGATGCTCTTTATATAAAATTTCATCAGTTCATTTCTGATCCAAGATATTCTCTTAATGAGTTAATAAACAATCTTCTTTTTGATCCGGAAGATATTGTTGCACAAGCGGAGGCTGAATTAAATGGATAATGAACAAATTCAACTTGATGATAATCGTCCAGCAATTGACCGAATGAAACTTTGCTTACAATGCGAACATTTCTTCAAACCAACTAGGCAGTGTAAGAAGTGTGGGTGTTTTATGCCTATTAAGGTAAGACTTAGTGGATCTAGTTGCCCAGTCAAAAAGTGGTGACACTTTTCCAACTGGCACCCTTGACACCAGGACCCAGACGCCCTATAATATGGGGGTAATCAACGGAACACCTGATGAGCACCGCACAAGAATCTGTTCTGGGCATTGTGATTGATGTTTGTACTCGCTCCTTCCTTCTCATCAGTGACGAAGGCAATGAAAAACTTGTTGAGTGCGAAACTGTTCAAGAGTTTATGAATGTCCTGGATGTAGTTACTGCCAACCTTGAACCCGACCAAATTGAGTATGCTGACCTGGCAGTATATGGTGAGTGACATAACTAAATATTAAACAAAAATGGAAGTATTTACCTTGAAAGAGTGGGAAGAAAACTTTGATGCTCTCTTGGAAAGAGTAGAAAACGGAGAGCACATTGGCATCATTGGAGAAGACGGTAAAGCAGCAGTTATGATACCAGCAGATGATGAACTTATACGAATACACACAGAGCAAAATAACGAAGCTCAGTAAGTTCATCTTGGGAGTATAGCTTAATGGTTAGAGCGCCCTGCTTATAACGGGGTAGTCTGGGTTCAATCCCCAGTACTCCTATTGGTAGTCGTTAGGCAGATAGCCTAGAAAGACGCCAACTTCTACTACGGGTATCTTCCGTAGCGTCGTATGGGAAGAGCATTGTTCTTCCCAATTACATAAAGCAGGTTTAGCAATCTGGTAGAATGCTCGGAACTCATAATTCCGCGAAGGCGAGTTCGATCCTCGCAACCTGCATTGACCATTAGCACTCTTTGAGTTATAATGGTCTCATTGGCGGTGTAGCCCAACTGGCAGCAGGCACGAAACTTAAAATTTCGACAGTATGGGTTCGAATCCCATCACCGCTATAAAAATAAATATAAGATACGGGAGTGAACCCTATGTCTTATAGAATAGATACTGCGTACTGTTGGTATAACGATGGCAGTATGATAGTGAAGATGTATTTTATCAATCAAGTCCCATTTACATTTGATGAACTACCAGATGGGCACTTGGAAGATGATGACCTTAAAAGATTAGCAGATAAAGAAAGGTCATATGAACCAGAAGATTTATACAGAAGTTCTTTCTATCTTATAGACGAGGAAGCACATCCTTGTATGTTTCCGATAGAATTAGAAAATCCAGAAGATATGCCTGATGAACTAGAATTTTATCAAGATGAGGAAGATTTAATGGGATAAATAAAGGATAGAAGAGCGTAAGAAGAGGACAGAACTTTGCCACTCAACAAGTTAGAGAATTTTGTTAAGAACACAGAGGGAAGAATTCTCTATGTTAACCCAAATGATATTGATGCTACTGATAGTATTTCAAATCAGGGTAACTCCCTAACCCAACCATTTAAGACAATTCAAAGAGCTCTTGTTGAGTCGGCAAGATTCTCATACTTAAGAGGAAGTAATAACGATATTACAGAGAAGACAACAATTCTTCTGTTTCCTGGTCAGCATGTAGTAGATAATAGACCTGGTTTTGCGATTAAAGATGTAGGTGGCGTTGCGACGGCAGTATCACCATCAGGAGCAGAGACAGCAGCACAAGATACTCTGACTCTTACATTATCATCCAACTTTGATTTAACACAAAACGACAACATTCTCTATAAGTTCAACAGTATCAATGGTGGTGTTGTTGTTCCTAGAGGTACTTCAATCGTTGGTCTAGACTTAAGAAAGACCAAGATTCGTCCAAAGTATGTTCCAAACCCAACTGATACTGGTGTAGCAAATTCGGCAATCTTTAGAATCACCGGTGCCTGTTACTTCTGGCAGTTTTCTATCTTTGATGGTGATGAGTCTGGTCTAGTTTATACAGATGATGCGGACTTCTCTTCAAACAATCAATCAGTTCCTAACTTCTCTCACCATAAACTGACTTGTTTTGAATATGCCGATGGTGTCAATGTCCCACAAGGATATGCGATTACCGATCTTGACATGTATTATAGCAAACTATCAAACGCATTTAACACTGCGTCTGGTAGAGATGTTGATCAAAAGTATCCTGGTGAACCACTTGGATTCGCAAAACAGCGTCCAGAATGGGAAATTGTTGGTGCCTTTGCTCCTGATCCCGTCAATATTTCAAATATTATTTCTGGAGATGGATCAACTCCAGGAACTATCATCACGGTTACTACAAGTTCGGCACACGGACTGACTGCTGGAACTCCGATTAAGATTAATGGAATCAGCACAATTGATTATAATATTTCAACAAAGGTTCAGAATGTAATCAGCACAACTCAATTTACATATCTTCTACCTTTTGTAAGAGATAATCTTCCTGCTTCCCCATCTGTTGCCTCTGGAACAGTAACGATTGAAACTGACACCGTATCTGGTGCCTCTCCTTATATCTTCAACATCTCCCTTCGTTCTGTATGGGGTATGAACGGAATGCTTGCCGATGGTGCGAAAGCATCAGGTTTCCGTTCAATGGTTGTCGCACAGTTTACCGCTGTTTCTCTACAAAAAGATGACCGTGCGTTTGTAAAATATAACCAATCATCAAGACTTTATGATGGTATTACAGTATCTCTTGCGAAGGGTGCCTCTCTGACAACACAGGCATCTTCTCTTGATCCAGCAACAGTTTATCACCTAGATGCTGGTGCCATTTATAGGCACGGATGGGAAACGAGTCATATTAAGATCACAAATGATGCGTTTGTTCAGATCGTTTCTGTTTTCGCAATCGGATTTAACAAGCACTTTGATGCCGAATCTGGTGGTGATGGATCTATCACTAACTCCAACTCTAACTTTGGTCAGATTTCACTGGCAGCAGATGGATTTAAGAAAGAAGCATTTGCCAAAGATAATAATGCCTATGTAACTTCAGTCATTACACCAAAGGCAAATGTAGAGTCTGAAGTTAATATTGATTGGTTGTCATTTGATGTTGGTCTTACAACATCCGTTGGTATTTCTAGTCATCTGTACATCTTTGGGTATGATGATCAGGATGATGCTCCACCAATTATCATTCAGGGTTACAGAATTGGTGCGAGAGAAAATGATAAAGTTTATGTCCAAATCGGATCTGGAACAAGTGAAGCATCCATCAATATGCTTGATAATGTTCTTGGATCTGGAACAACAATCGCACAAGGTTCAAGTGTAGGTGAAAAGAATTATCCAGTCCTTTCTGGACCATCCTCAAACATCTTTACGCTTGGAACTCATCAGATTCAAACTGGTGAAAAGATTCGCATCTTAAGTGACGATGGTGACCTACCAGAAAATGTTCTTGACAATACAATTTATTATGCGATTCGTCAATCTTCAACAGAAATTAAATTAGCATCATCACAAACAAACGCAGAAAATGGATCCGCAGTTACTGTTTATGGTGGTTCAAAATTAAGAATTGTAAGTAGAGTATCTGATAAAGATGCTGGAGACATTGGTTCTCCAATTCAGTGGGACTCTACAAATACAAACTGGTTTGTTAAAGTTCCATCATCAAACCAAATCTATAGTGCTCTTTCTAGTCAAGGTGTTGCGAATCTTACAGAAAGAACAAATGTTTCTTATGTCAGAAGAAAAGATGATCCAAGATCTCTTGATGAAAAACTATACAAGATTCGTGTTGTAATTCCAAAAGAATCTGTCAACGCAAAAAATCCTAATGAAGGATTTATCATTCAGGAATCCAGCAGCACTGGTGCCAGAACTAATTCAGATTTCACACTCACATCAATTAGTGAAACTGATTACGCATATAATAAAAATCCAAGATTCATTAGCACCTGTTCAGTATCTTCAAATACAGTAACAGTTCTGGCGGAACTACCACACAATCTAAATGTTGGTGATAATGTAATCGTCCGTAATGTAACCAGCACTACGAATACTTCTGGAACCATTAATGTTGGATATAACGGAACATTTGAAGTCACTGCGGTTATTGATGATAAGAGATTCCAATATTCAACCACTGATGTAAATGGAATTACTCATAGTGTAGGAACATTCACCAATGATGTATCTACAAGAAATACATCACTCCCAAGATTTGAGAGAAATGATCTAAAATCAAATTACTACATTTATAGAAATGAGGTCATCACACCTTATATCTACAACACTCAAGATGGCATCTACCACCTTTATGTTCTGAAAGCTGATAATGCCATTCCAACAGAGTTCACTGGTCTAAAGTACAGCCAAAATGTTGTAGATCTTTACCCACAACTTGATAAGGATAATGTTCATGACAACCCACCAGCGGCAAAGACTTTCGCAAAGAGAAGTCCTCTTGGCGATGTATCTACAAACGATCTTAAAAAGAGCATTACCAGAGAAGCAACTGATAAGTTCCTTCAAGATCTTGGTATTGGTCTTAAAGTTTCTGGTGTTAGCACATCCTTCACATCGGCAACTGCTGGTATTGCCACAATTACTTTTGAAAGAGAGCACGGATTTAGTGGTATTATAACATATAGTGCTCTGACAGGTGGTTCTGGATATACAAACGGAACTTTCTATAATGTTAAACTGTTTAATAATGGAACCAGCAATTGGGATGGTGCCACCGCAAAAGTTACCATTTCTGGTGGAAGTATCAAATCAGCAGATATAATTGACGGTGGTTCTGGATATGCGAATGGTGAAGAACTTGACTTTGACACTTCACTGATCGGTGGTGGAACTGGTGCTGGAGTAACAATTTCATCATCAGGTATTTCTACCAACATTGGTGATGTACTTCAAGTTACAGGTATTGGAACAACTTCCGATGGTTACTACAGAATCTCGTCGGTTCCTTCCACAACACAAGTTGCGATTGCGATCACAAATGGAGATCCAAGAATTACAACAAATCAGTATGTAATCAATCTTGGACCATCAATTCGTGTTTCTACAAGTTCATATGATTCTGTAAGTGGAATCACAACATTCAATTGTTCCTCTGGACATGCTCTGGTTTCTGGAAACAAGTTCAGAGTTCTTGATACTTCCAACAATAATATTGGCGACTTTGTAGTTAAGGAAAGAGTTGGCGTCAATACATTTACCGCAACTACAAATGTTTCCCTGTCTCCTGTACATGTATTAAGACATGGAATGTCTGCTGCGAATGCAACTTCGGATGCTTCAACCGAAAATCTGGGTGCTCGTGGTTTATCATTCTATGGTGGTGAAACTTTAACTCTGCTGTCAAATGTTACTAACGATACGACTTTCCATGTTCAGGCAACCAATTCTGGCATCGGAACCGTAGCAAGATTCCCTCTCGGATCTTATATCCAAATTGACAACGAGATGATGAGAGTCACCAGTTCTACATTGTCTGGAGCTGGACTCAATGAAATTACAGTTATTCGTGGTGTTCTAGGAACCACAAAACAAAATCATTCTGGTGGATCACTGATCAGAAAGATCAAACCACTTGCCGTTGAATTCCGTAGACCATCTATTATTCGTGCTTCTGGTCACACATTTGAATATCTTGGTTATGGACCTGGAAACTACTCAACTGGTCTGCCACAGGTTCAAGTCAAGACTCTCACGGAAAGAGAAGACTTCTTGGTTCAGTCGCAAGAAAGATCTTGTGGAACCGTTGTCTATACTGGTATGAACAGTGATGGAGACTTCTTCATCGGTAATACCAAGTATTCATCTTCTTCTGGTGAGCAAAAGACCTTTGATATTCCTACCCCAACAATCACTGGTCAAGATCCTTCTAGACTATCTGTTGTATTTGATGAAATTGTTGTTAAAGAAAGACTGATTGTTGAAGGCGGAAACTCTGGTACAGTTCTGTCACAATTTGATGGACCAGTAACTCTTAATAAGGAGGTTAAGATTAATGACGCCACCATCATCAATGGCTCATTAAAAGTCAACAACACTGTTGAAATCACAAATACAACGAATTCAACAAACAAAGACACTGGTGCTCTGGTTATTGAAGGTGGAGTTGGGATTGAGAAGAATCTAAATGTTGGTGCTAATGTTGCTGTCGCAGGAACATTTGCCGTAACTGGAAACTCAACACTTACTGGTGTAACCACAATCACTGGACTTCTTGATGCAAACGGTGGAGCAACAATTGACAACATCAGAATTGGTGTTGCTGCCAACAATACCATTGATACTTCAACTGGTCAACTTACACTTGATAGTAATGGCGGACAACTGAATATTAATGACAATACCGTTATTACAGGCATCTTAAGTGTCACAGATGATATTACCGCATTCTTCAGTTCTGATGAAAGACTGAAGGACAACATCACTCCAATTGAAGATCCACTTGCGAAAGTTCTTTCTATCAGTGGAAACAGTTTTGATTGGAATGATCAGTCCTCACATACTGGTAGAGACATTGGTGTCATCGCACAAGAAATTGAGAAGGTTCTTCCAGAGATTGTTACGACAAGAGAGAATGGATTTAAGGCAGTCCAGTATGAAAAGATCACACCACTTCTGATTGAGGCAATTAAGGAACTTTCTCATAAAGTTGATGAACTCCAACAAAAACTGAACGATAAATAACTAAAAAACCAAGATGTCTAATATTAGAAAGACTTTTAATTTTAGGGATGGGGTCCAAGTTGATGATGACGATCTCGTAGTTCGTGGTGGCAGAGTTGGAATTGGCAGCACAGTCCCAACTCTAAAATTAGATGTAAATGGAGATATTCGTTCTGTAGGAGTTGTCACATCTGTTGACCTATTTGTAACTGGAGTATCAACAACCACAGAACTTCGTGTTGGTAATAATATTAGTGCTTCGGCAAGCAGTGGTGTGATTACAGCCACTGCTTTTTATGGTAATGGTGCAACTCTTTCTAATCTTCCAACATCACAATGGGTTGATATTGATGTTGGTCTTGGTTTTACATCAATTTATGCCGCTGGTAATGTTGGAGTAGGCACCACAGACCCCCGTAATACCTTCCAGATTGGTGCTAATCCAAACACCAGTGGTAGAGGAGTAGGATTCAATTCAACAGGCGATGTAAGGGCATCTGGAGTCGTTACAGCATATGCCTTTGTCGGGTTTGGAACAGATATTACCAATCTAAACGCAGATAATATTACAAACGGAACGATTCTAAATACGTTCCTTCCAACTATTAATAATGCCAAACTTCCATCAAACATCAGTGTATCTGGTGTTATTACTGCGACTAGTGGATTTGTTGGAAATCTAACAGGAAATGTAACTGGTAATTTAACTGGAATCGCACAAAGTGCTTCTTCATTAACAGGAACTCCAAATATTAATGTTGGTGTTATTACTGCGACCAGAATAATCACTGATACGATTGAGGTTATTCAGTCTCCAGTTGGTGTCACAACAATCGCAAATACTCTGAATGTTGGCACTGGTGGAACTGGATTCACCGCAACTAATGCTGGCAGAATTGGAGTTGGAACCGCAAATCCGACATCAGAAATTCAAGTTCGTAAGAACGGAACTACAACTGTTGAGGTCTTAAGTAATACTGGCGAGGCAAGAATTAGTATTGGTCAATCTGTTGGTATTGGTAATAGTTCTGTTGTATTAAGATTTGGAAATTCACAAAGCACCTTTGATATTCTCAACAGATCCACAGGATCTTTTAATCAATACATTCATGCTGGATCTTCTGGTGTAGGAACTGGAAACTTTAATTGGTTATACGGACAGACCAATGCCGAACTGATGACACTTACCTATGATGGTAAGTTGGGAGTTGGAATCACAAATCCAACAGAAACTTTTGAAGTTGTAGGTACATCAACCGTCACCAGTAATTCCTATGTTGGTGGAAACTCTGAAGTTCTTGGAACTCTTACAATTGGATCTGGTGCCAATAAAACAGTTCTAGGTGGTGCTGGTGGAGTTCTTGCGAATGTCAATCTAAATACCACTTCTGGAATTAGTACACTTGCTAATTTAAGTGTAAGCAGTGAAATTGGAATCGGGACCGCAGATCCAATTACTGATTTAGATGCAAGAGGAAAAACAGCACTATTAGGTAAAATTGGAATTGGAGCTACATCATCAAGTTTTACCCCAGAATTATATGTGAATGGTGGTGCTGGTTTTATTCAAAAAGTTGGCATCGGAACCACGGCACCATTAGGTTCTATTGAGGATCCAGCAAATGGATCCTTAAACTCTGGTTCTCTTCAAGTCTTTGGTCAAACAAATATCTACGATAATAATCTGATTATTCGTGGTATTGGTGCTGTTGGTATTAACTCGGATCTTCCGATTGGAGCACTAGACTTAAGATTCGCAAACCTAACAGCAAGTTTAAGATCTCCTGTTTATTTCCCACAACTAACAACAGCAGAAAGAAACGCAATTACACCAAGTAGTGTTGCTGCTGGTGCTGTGATCTATAACACCTCTAACACCAGACTTGAACTTTATATTGGTAGTGCTTGGGTTGGAATAGCAACACTATAATACTTGACAAGACTCTCAAATCCATGTAGACTACCTTTGTCTGGGTTGGAGATGAGAGTCTAAGCTCTTATGGAAATAACTTACAATGAGCTCAAGATGATGAGAGGTCTATTGAGACTCAAGAGAATGTACAAAGATATGAAGTTCATACCACATGGAGTTGTGGTATGGGAGGATTGGATGGAAGAAAGTTTAGAAAAAGTAGAAAAAGAACTTTATCGTATCAATCCAAAGACTCCTCGCTGGAGATAGATGTGACAGTTTGAGAACCGTCCACTGGGTCGCACCAGGGACGGTTTTCTGCTATAATAGTTTTATACGCGATGAGACCTGTGATTCAACTCCGACCTCACCAGCAGACTGCTCTGGATGCTCTTGTTGAGTATCTGAAAGGTCAAGTGATTGTTCCGACTGGTGGTGGCAAGACCAATATTGCTATTTTTGATGCGATGCGTGAGTTTCTGAAAGAGACTCCGCAGACTATTGTTGTGGTTGCTCCTCGCATTCTACTTGCGGAGCAGTTGTCTTGTGAGTTCCTTGAGTTTATCACCAATGCTTCTGTGATGCATGTTCACAGTGGCGAGACTCATCACTTTAGTAGCACTCGCCCGAATGTGATTCGTGCTTGGGTAGAAGCAACTCAAAGTCACAAATTGATTTTCACCACCTATAATTCTCTGCAGCGTCTTCAGCAGGCAGATATCCCCGTCAATACTATTTACTTTGATGAAGCACACAACAGCGTCCAGCGTAACTTTTTCCCTGCTACGGAGCACTTCTCTGCTACTGCTAACCGCTGCTATTTCTTCACTGCTACTCCTAAACATTCTCTTACTGTTTCCAAACCTGGGATGAATGATGTTGCCGTTTATGGTAATGTGATCTGTAATGTACCTGCTCCTAAACTGGTAGAAGAAGGTTATATTCTTCCTCCTAAAGTTGTTGTGAAGCAACTTGAGATGGTTCAAGACAAGCAGATGATTGCTGACCGCGACTCTGCCAACCTTCTGGATACCATTGATGAGAATGGTTTGGATAAGATTCTGATTTGTGCTCGTTCTACCAAACAGATTGTCAAACTGTTGAGTGAGTCTGACTTCCGTAAGGAGTTGACCGAGCGTGGTTATTCTTGTATGTACATTACTGCCAAGACTGGTGGTGTGATTGACGGTCAGAAGGTCAACCGTGAGGTGTTCTTTGACACTCTGAATGCTTGGGGCAAGGATTCTTCCAAGAAGTTTGTGGTGCTTCATCACTCCATTCTTTCTGAAGGTATCAATGTCTCTGGTCTTGAGGCAGTACTGTTCATGCGGAACATGGACTACATCGGAATCTCCCAGTCCATCGGGAGGGTGATTCGTCTGGGAGACACCCAGAAGACCTTTGGACTGGTCTGTATCCCAGTTTATGACCGTGTAGGTATCTCTACCGCCAAGAGCGTCCAGGCGGTCGTAGACACCGTTTTCCGTCAGGGTCAACCTGCCATTTCAGTGGTCCGCCGCTGATTTTTCTGCTATAATACTCACATACAAAGGAGGAATCCCCAATGCGTTGCAAAGTCCAACTCTATGTCGCTGGCAAGGTCTTCAATGAGATCGTAGAAGCACGAGACTATGAAGATGCCAAGCGAACTGCTCTGGCACGCAATCCAAGTGCTAAAGTTATGGGTGTCACTGCCGTATTTGGATGAGCGAAAAGTTTCTAAAACCGCATATTGATCGTCCTGGTGTTCTTGATCCAACACCAGGAGACCCACAAGGTTATGTGACAAAAGACGGAATGTGGGCAGCAGTGCCTATTATGAACTCCAAGAAGTTTGCCATCATTAACTTTGGTTCTGTAGTTCACACTGCCCAGAACTATACTGCCGCCAAAAACTACATTCTCAAGGAAATCAAAAAGTCCAAAAAGAAGTAGTGTAAATACTATAACTGAAAGCAACTCATGGACAAAGAACAGAAACGCAAGGATGCTCTTGGACTCTTTATTGAAAGTGTATTGAAACCAGACCATGAGTTGAGACAGTGTGCTCACAATCAAAAGTGTTACAATGAACTCCTTGAATGGAGACAAGAAGTGCTAGAATATCTAAACTCCCGTAGAGGTGAGGAGTTTAGTTAATGGAATCCTATTACATATGGTTACTGCTCTTTATGGTGGCGGCATACTTCATCGTAACTGATGATAGTATTGCTGCTGCTTTTTATTATGTGTTTAGGTTAGTAAAAGCATATATTCAACGCAAATGGTGGTGGTTTACGCATAGCCCCAAAAATCCTGTGGTAAAATATCTAATGTATCGTCGCTCTATGAAACTCGCAAAAGAGTTACAGAAATACTTTGACGAAAATAAATAGTCTCATACTTGGAGGAGTGTATGCTTTCTACGCAATATCGTCTGCGACTTGAAGCAATTTGTGAGAAGATTGTTCTACATGAGGAAGTCAGTTTAGAAGATATGATTTGGTGTGAAAAACTTGCCAAGTCAAATCGTTCTGCTGCTACAATTCTTCGTCAGGCAAGAAGACGAGCAGAGAATCCAGATATGAATGAAATGGATGACTTTCTCAACCAGTTAGACATTGGTGGTCTTGGTAATGAACGCTTTGGTAAACGCGGATTCGATAGTGTTGATGATATGGTCGATTGGTGGACAGAAGGCAGAGACAAACCAGACGATTGGCGTCAGAGAGACTGATGACTTACGAAGAGTTTATTCATAAAGGCACTACATTTTATATGGAAATGGTGCGTCTTGTTGATACTAAACTTAAATATCGTATGGAGTTCACTGATGAAGAGAAGGAAATACAAGAACACATTATGGAGTTTCAACACAATGTTAAAATCAATGAGTTGAGAGATAAGTTCCAAAAATGCTGGGAAATTGAAGAATGAAAGCTTTAATTCTTATTGCTTGCTTTTTACCTCTTGTTACAATATGGTTAGTGATGAAACTGTCAGTATGGATTGCTACTGTTAATATGGAGCAGAAGTATGTCAGAGATGATGCCAAACGACCACACGGACCTTATGTGGAAGACGCATATGGAGACACTGATGAAGAAGGCGAAGATTATTGAGACGAAAGAAATAATTGAGCAGGCAATCTGGCAGTGGTATTTTGACCGTGGACTTGAGGTTCCTAACTGGAAAATGCAGAAAGACCCACAATGGTGGACTGATTATTTGAAAGAACTTGACAATGAAGATTAAAGGACCTATAATACCTAGCAAATACTCTATCGTCATGGACTACAAACCCTATAGTATGGAATGGAGTCGGAAGAGGTATCTTGCCGAAGCAATCCAACAATACTTTGATACTGATGCTCCAGTGGA